TCAGTTGAATCAACTTTAAATACTCCTTGACCAGTTGAAGTTAAACTTGCAAAGCTAGGGCTGTCAGTAGTTGCTACGCCTTGTCCAATACTAAACTCAGTGCCACTCAAAGAGAGACCAGTACCTGCTGTGTACGTTGTGTCTGTGTTAGTGTCTGCCCAAGGGACATTCACAAACATCTGACCGCTAGATAACTCTACAGGGTAGTTCTTACCGTTCTCTGTGTAGCCTATCTTAACCAAGCCTAGTGTTGATGAAGTTGCCTCTGAGTAAGAAGCACCCGCACCGTCAGCACCTGCTGGGCCTTGTGGCCCTTGTGGGCCTGTCGCACCCTGCGCCCCTGTTGCACCTTGTGGCCCTGTAGCTCCAGTTGGGCCAGTTAGTCCTGTTGCTCCAGTTGGCCCCTCATTACCCTGTGGGCCTGTGGCTCCCGTTGCACCTGTAGCACCTGTGTCACCACGGGGTACAGTTAGAACTCCTGTGCTACCGTTGTATGAAGCATTAGTCCCTGGTGAACCTGTGGCAACTGTAGCTGATAAAAGGTTTGCAGCAGACTGCACATCAGAGATGTTAGTAGCTACTGTGTTAATGCTTGTTATATCGCCAGCTACTGAGTTGATACTAGATAGAACCTGTGTGCCATAAGCTACGATGTCTACCTTGTCACCTGTAGAAGCAGCACTAGATAGAACCACAGTTGTTCCGTTAGTAGCCGTAAAGTCAGAACCATTTACTAGCTTTACACCATTCAGGAACACATCAATGAAGCCTGAGTCGTACACAGCAGGGAACTGTGTGGTTGAGCCTGTGTATGAACCTGAAGATGTACCTACAGTGAATACCTCACGGTTAGATGTAGTAGCAACAGCAGAGGTAGCGTTCTGCCACCCAGAGCCGTTATACACCTTCATCACATCATTAGTGCTGTCATACCAAAGGTCACCTACGTCTGGCGCAGGAGAGGTAGGGGGTGTAGCTGATGCACCGTAGATACGGCTGTTAAAGTCAGATACAAACTGCTGAACATAGTTCTTAGTTGCAGCATCTGCGTTATTTATGGGTTCAGCCAGGTTAATGATACGTAGATTATTAGCATCATACTGGTTACTAGGGTTCTTAACGATAGACTCATTGGCTATGTCGATAGCTTCCTGAGACATGAAGAACGCCTGTGTACTGTCGGTGTCTAGGTCAGACTCTTTGAAGACAGTACCAGCAGTGTAGTCCACTAATCTGGTGTTCTGGCTAGTTGACCTCTGGATAAGGATTACAGAATTATTAGCAGGGGCAGATGTAAAGGTAATCTGTCCACCACCTACTGATATAGTGTAGTCTACGTTTAAGGTTTTAGTAACACCCTCTATCTTGACAATTAAATCTGCTTTGTCTCTGTAGTTAAAGCCGATAGTAAATGTAGTTGTGCTACCATTACCAGTAAGTCTAGTAAGTGCATAAGACATAATTATCTAGTTCCTGTTAGTTTATGGGGAATGGTAAGTTTTGAACATCACGTTTTCCCTGTTTGCGCTGTCCCTGTTGGGTCTTAACCTTTTTATAGGAATCGAAAAGCACACCCTCTTCTCTTAGAAGTTTCACAAAGGCTTGCTCTCTACGTTTGTCAATTATTTCATTTGCCTTAGTTTCAGCTACACCTGGGGTTCTTTTAGTACCCATAGGTAAGTCCATTTTAGTTAGCCTATGAAGGTCATTGACTAGGTTGGATTCAAGTGTGTAACGCATCCACCTGTCGTAGTAGCTTTCAGTACCATCCTTAGTTAGTTGTTTTCTAAGGTCTAATGTCCCTGTGTATTTTTCAAAGGTGTAGGGAGCCGTAAAGTGTGTATCGCCAGACTGAGCAATCTTGTATAAGAACTGCTCGACCTCTATCTCCTTATCTGACTTACCCCGCTTTCTGTCTTCCACAGAAGCTGTACTGAAGTAAATCAACTTAGCCTCTGGGTTAGCATCTGTACGAGGTCTGCCTAGTGCTGTGTATTGCTTTGGCACTAAGGGGTCATCAGGGTTGACACGCTGTTTGATGAACTGTTCCATAGTAACGGGGTCACCTAGAACAGGGTTATCAAGCATTTGAAACTTATAAAAGGTGTTTGGTAAAAATGCCTGTACCTTTCTACCTAAAAACTTGATTAACTGGTCTGAGCTTTCTGGGTCTTGTATGTCTTCCCAAAAGTCAGCAGCAGCATCAACACCTGAAGCCAAGTTTGCATCTCGCAGAGATTGTGCGATAGACCCTACAGCAACAGATACTAGAGCCTGTACTTTATCTAACTCAGATTTGTCTACACGCTCTCCCTGCTCTTCCCTGTAAGCAAGTGCTTCAGCCCTTTCTAAGGCATTAACAATAATTTTTATAGGGGTAGAAAAGGGGTCAAAGTTGCGATAGTTAAAGATACTGCCATCATCAAAGCGAATAGAGTAAGGCTCCATGCCACCTGCGTTTTCACCTTGCCTTGTCTGCTTAAAGTTATCACCCATCTGACCTGTTAGGTTGCCCTGTGCATATTGAGTAAAGGCATAGCCAGCTATAGCATAAGACATTAAGGCTTCACCCTGCGCCCTAGCTTGTCTCATAGGCCCGTTACCACCACTCAAGTCTTTCATAAATCCTGGACTAATTAAGTTAAGACCAGGAGTCATCCTAATGCCTTCCTCAAATACACGCACAGGTGTACGGAAGAACAGCTGACCCATTAGGCGCATAGCAGGGTGCTTGTTTACAAAACCTTCGTAGCCTCTTGCCAAAGCAGACACGGTACTGTTGCCAGAGAAGTCTCTCTTGAAGAGGACATCCTGCACATAGTTGCGCCCATCTTGGTCAGTAGCTTTAAGAAAAGTATCTTTGTTTTTAGCTAGTTCTTTATTAACAAAGTTTTCTAGCTCCTTACCTTTCAGTCCTCTTGATATTCCATCTTGCATGAGGATGTCGATAGCGTTCTCTTCAGGCGCATAGGCTTTAGTAACAGCTTTGTCTACTTGCTTCTGGACATAATCATCTAGCTTTTTACCTTTAAAGCCTTTAGCTATACCTTCTTCCATAGCTTTGCCCGTAGCGTTACCTACTGCGTAGCCTCTGTAGTGTATGTTCTCAAAGAACGCATCTGTGGCAAGCAAGGCTCTGGGGAAGAACCGTAAGAAGTGACCACCATACTTTTTAGGTATCGTGTTGTATTCCTCTAGGAACCTAGCAGAGTCACCTGTAAGGATAGACTTCTCGTAACGCCAAGCTGCCCTAGCCATCTTAAATGCGGGGGCTATCATAGAAGCCATTGCTGAATACTCAGATACAATCTTCTTCCTAGACGTTTTAGACAAACCATCCATCATCACGTTATTTAATAGAGGCTTGTAGATAGTCTTGGCGAATGAAGGAACTAAGTTTACAATCAGGGTTGCAGGAGAGAACACAAAGCTAATCATCACCTCATTCATAACTTTAATAGGCTTGTTGATTGCTCTGTAAATGTTCCCTGCAACAGTCCCTTCTTTTCTAATAGTCTCTTCAGCTATCTCATCTAGCTTTACTTTCTTCTCGTGCTTTAGTTTTAGAAATTTCTCAGTGTCTCCACTCTTTCTAGCTTCATCTATCTGCTGGTCAAACTTAGCAGTTAAGTCACGCACTTCTTGTGTCTTTAGCTTTTCTTCAAAAAGAGCATCCCATTGTCTTTCGGCTTCTATCCTTGACAGGTTGCCTTCTGCCATAAGGCTCTTTATCGTTGTGCCTCTGATGTCACCTGTGTTATAGCTTGCTTGTCTAGCTCGTAACCGCTGTCCAGTTATCGTAGACATGGCTTTGTCAAGCACATCCAAGGGAGCTATAACTTCTTCCACTTCGTCAATCTGCTTCTGGACTGCCAAGGCTTCTTCACCGCCTAACTGCTTTTGCTGAAGTCTGAGGTTATAGACCTTAACCTTTAGTGCAGATACAATCTGACTAGTGGCTACTTCAAGATATTGTCCTTCACCGTCAGTCAGCCTTTGCATTTGTAAGTAATCAGCAAGTTCCTGCGGGTTCTTTGAAGCTGAATCTTCAAGCATTTTCTTAATAGGCTCTACTGACTCTACTAGCTCATCTAAATCTTGAGAGCCGTCTGGTCGTAAAGATGCAGCCTTACCTGTTGGAACTGTGCGCTTTATCGCTTGGATTACTTTGTCGAGGTCTTTACGAACCTTT